CCGTCCGCGCCCCCGCCCCTTCTAATTCTTCATCGGTTGCCCATCCGAATGCATATCTTCTGATCGTCAAAATGCACTTGTCGAAGTCATCGTTTTCGCTGGCCTGTAATTCCTGCCGATAGTGTTCCGCACAGTCGCACGCGAACAGTCTGGCAGTCTGTTCTGTCCAGGCTTCTATTCGCCTGACTAATCGAGCCTGTCCGACTACTCCCTTGTTCTCATCCCACTTGACGGTGCCTTTGACTTCCACTTGGAACACGGCCACCGGAGCAATCCACTCGATCAAGTGTTCGCGCTTGAGGATGTGATATCCATTCGCACACAGTCGCAGCTTGCCCTTGATAGGCGGCATCCACTTCCCCGGCTTGTCGCCCTGTGGGAGATGCCATCGCCCATGTCCTCCGTGGTAGCAGGTGCCGTCCACATTCAAAACTTTGTAGTAAGTATCTTTCGCTCTGGGCTTGTTCATGGTCAGGCCACCTTCTTGTTATTCTCATCCACGAAGTAAGCCCACGTGAACTTCCCACAAGGACATTTGGCGTTCATACACGCGCCATGGCCAATAACTCCAGCATGGCCAGTTTTCAGGTGTCCACACTCGCACATCTCATCCGCTACTTTGCTCCAATCTCTCTTTGCCGCTTTCACCATCTCACACTCTCCCGATCTCGCAAGATTTGAATTTCGCTTCTACACGGCCCGCTCCCGATGATGCCGGTTTCGGGTCCGCTACCGGCGGAGCGTGATCGGACGCGAGGTTTTATGCGCCACCCTAGCCCCCCGCAGCGTAATCGGGAGAAAGCGCCACGAGGGGATTCCGTCTACATCTCTGCAAAGTCTGCCAGTGTGACTCCCGATTCATGAGCCACGTACCCGGCAGTGAACGCCTCGACAAATAGTTCCGCGTTTTTGTATCCCAGTACCGTGTGAATCTGTCCACCCGCGTTATAATCCGCACCGCGTGGCGTGTTTGGCTTGGTGAAGAAGCGATAGCGCGTGACGCCATCGCCCGGCGACCACGTTGCGATGTACAGCGGTATTCCTTCCGGCACGACCACGTTTCTTGCGCTCATCTTGTCACGCTCCCGATTCTCAATTTAGATTCGACTCCCGAGGGGCACCGCCGCACCGCCGAATGCCCCCTCGCCGCATCCCCTCACTGCGCTGAGCCGTCGAAGGGACGCGACGCGAGGCACTCCGCTAGCTCAGCGTGCTACGCAACCAGTGGTACATGTTCGCCTCGCGGAGTACCTTGCTCACGTCTGCGAGCGCGTTCATCTCTTTGCTCTTAATCGTGGTCCAGTCGTACAGTCCACCTAACGCGCCACAAGCCAGCAACGCGACGCGCCGAGTCAAAGCGACACCAGACGGTATTAGCTTCGCTCCCGTTCCCTCATGCGTGATAACCCAATCTTTCGCGTTCGCGGCTGGTGTTACAGAATGTCCCTCTTCGTCCACCATGCAAGGTTCGTACGGTGTCACGATTAGCCCCGGCGCGACGCTACGGTACGCCTTGACTATGACCTTATGCTCCGCGTGGATTGCTCCCTCTGGAAATGTGTAATCGAACATTTCTATTTGTCTTGGCATCGCTCATCTCCCGATTCAATCCGCGCCAGTTCCGCGTCGGCGCTACGCTCTTGCAAGCGGACCTTGATGCCCAGCTAATTGTACGAACGCGTAACGATACACACGTTCCCGCACCGTCTTCGCCTTGTCCTGAATCTGCATCTCCAGCCAGATTACGTCGCAAGTCTGCCACTTGTATGGTGCCAGCGTCTTGACATCCTCAACCGCGTACAGCATCTCTATCAGCGCGCGCATCACAGCACCACCGCGATTGCGACCAACAAGCCGATAATCCCCCCGAGCGCGATCAGGTGAATGATTCGCATTAGAGTACCTCCACGCGATAGCATCGAATCCGATATTGCCCATTGCGAACGTACACAGACTTACGAGGGACCGCGTGCAACGTAGTGGTTGTTACCGCCTGTCCTCGCTGATACGCGGCATAATCTCCCTTGAGATTGGCACCGCGAGTTGCTGTGAGGATAAGCGTGACTTCAGTGACACCATACTCCGTGCGTATCTTCGCGACTCGTGCTGGAATAAGATCCACAAACGAGTCAAAGTACGCCTTGCATCCCACTGTGAGTGTTTCCATCTTTTGCGCCCTCCCGATGGCGCGCCCTACACCCCACACTCTAGCAAAATTGCTTTACTCTGTCAAGCCCAGTAAAGGAATAATATGTAAATAAATGTGTCGGTATGGCAACCAGATTGCACTACGCCGCAGAGTGTGGTAGAAAGTGGACACTTTTGTGGTCGAATGGACACAGTCGCGACGAGTCGAGACGTGCGAATGTTGTAAAATTGACACACTTGTGCCGGTATTTCGGCGGCGCTATAATCTGGCCATGTCAAGCAACAGAACTACTCTGAAGCATCTAGACGTGAATCCCTTCCCGCCGGAGATGATCTATGCGACGCGAGGGCTGATCAACAAACTACGACGCCAAGGACTATTCCCTAGCCATTGTCCTTGCGAAGTCTGTGGTAGGTCCGACTACACGGAGGCCCACCACGATGATTACTCCCGCCCACTGGAAGTAAGGTGGCTATGCCAGCCGCATCATCATGCTCGCCATCGTGAGCTAGGCTGGCGATAGTTCGAGCTGTCCGTACAGTCGCGCTTGTCTACGCGCGCGAGTTGTCCGACCTGCGGTGACGCGGCGGCGGGGCCGTGACTGCTCCTCCTAGCACGCTTAATTTTATTTTATTTTCAATAACTTAGATGATTCTATATAATCCCTTGACAAGTAAGGCTTCGGCGGGTATTATAAGGATGTGGACGACGATACGACACCGACAGCCGAGTCCGCCGCGCCTACCGAAGTGTCGCAGCCAGCTACGCTTATAGTAACGGTGCCGCCGCATGGAATATGGCCGGAGGGCTACACGCTACCGGAGCCAGAGCCATCCGAGGATGACTATCTCGCGGCCCTCTCGCGCTTCCAGACTCTCACCTTCGAGCGTGCACGCATCGACCGGGAACTAATGGAACTTCACAAGCGCTTTAAGGAATTCTGTAATTTCGAGTGCCTGCGCTGCGGACACCACTGGAAGAGTTATCAGATCACCGAGCCGAACCAGTGCCCACGGTGTCACTCGCTGCGCTGGAATCGCCCGCCAAATCCGGACGACCGTCGGCAGCGGACTCCAGAAGACCCGGCGCGCCCGAGTTGGATTCCTCGCAATAAGACTAAGAAGAACGAGCGAGCGGTGGAGGCTAAGCCACGGGATCCGGAGGCGGACGCGTACTGGGCTCGGCGCGAGCGATCGACGATTCCACCGCCGCCACGATTCGGAGAGTCTAATGAGACCTAGCCGACTCGACTCGCGCTGGCTCCGCTGGCTGCCGTGGGTCCGACGCCATCAACTCCAAGGGAATCGCGGATCAGACGTGGAGTATCGCGCCCTGCACAAGCAGCGGATCACACGGATATTAGCAGCGCGTGTGGGTTGGCCAGCAATCGTGCGCTACGACCTAGACGACCCGCGCCATGACGACGTACACTTCACAACCATGTTAGAGTGGGCGGTGAAAATGAAACCCGCCCGCCCTCGGGCCAAGTGGGATTCTGACAAACGAAAGGTGGTCGCATGACAGGACGAGAGAAAGTAGCGAACAAGCCGCTGTCGGGGGCGGAACTCAAGGGCATTATCCGCGCCGACTTCGATAGACTACTCAGTAACGAGGGCATCCTAAGTGACTATCTAGCTCACGGGAGAATTGCGTATGATATCGTGCTAAAGCTCCACTTGGATAATCCATTCAACCCGGAGTCCGAATCGCACGTCGCATCGGTGCCTACGACGATCACCGACCCCTCGCCGGAACTAGTCACCGCCGAGGACCGCGCGTCTCGCACGATAGACTCCCCGAACGCCGAGCGCCTGCGCATGGGCCTCGCGGTCCCGGTGGAGGTGAAGCAGCAGGACGGCACGCTCACGACTGAGCAGGTGAAGTACCCGCCGCAGCCGGAACTCGGCGACGGGAATCTGACTATAGAGTACGTCAACCCGAGCGATAAGCGGACCGCGCCTCCGGAGCCGCCACCAGTCGTGCGGATGGGAAAATGCGGCCACAGCGACCACAATATGGCCCTCTCCGGGCTATGCACCGTCTGTGGCTCCCAGTGGATCGACGCGGACACTCCGGACTCGGAACCCGCCGACCCGCAACAATGGCCGGTGAACCCACCCGACAAGCGTGACGTGTTCTTCGGCGGTAGAGTACCCGCGCCACGTGGCTGAGTGCATCCACGCGACGACGACTCGGCCCGGCGAGTGCGAACTATGCCGACACTGTGGCCGGTGCCTTATCCACATGGCCCGCTCGCCGAAGCGCGACGGCTGCGTCCACTGCGCCGACATCCTGCAGCGGCAGGTGATGGCCGAGTTGCCGTCGGCGGATCAGACGTGAGCATTTTCGCAATCGGACGACCGATTGTCTACCTGAAGCGAATTGCCATCGCGCTGGAACGAGCTGCCGACGACATCGCTGCGATCCGCGAAGTCTACGTCTCCGAGTGGGCGGCGCAACACGGCCCGCGCCCCGTGTCGAAGAAGCCGGTGGAGATCGGCACGATGGACCAGGACGAGATCAATCGCCGCTACCGACAGCGCATCGAAGAGGACTTGCAGGCGTGAGAATTACAGAGACGCGCGCTCGGGCCTATAAAGAATTAGGTATAGATCCCGCTGCCGTGTTGAAAGTCCAGCAGATCACTCCCAACCTGCGCATCCACTTCGCATCCGTCTCGCGCTCCGGCCCGGCGAACCTCCCCGCCGACCCGATCTACTACCTGAACGCCTCGGACTCCCCCTTCGCGCGCGGATTTCTCGACCGCTACTACTCGCTCGCCAAGCCGCTGCGCCGCTCGCTCCCCCTCGAAGCCTTCTGTGTCGCCGCGCACGTCCCGCCGGTGCGCATCGAGGAGATCATTATCCAGGTCTATCAGCGCCTGTTCAAGCAGCAAGCGCAACTGAAATCCGCAGCGCACGGGCCGGAGATCATGGACAAGACCATCGCGCTCGCGACAGGTGCCGCCGATGAGTCCGTCCAACTCGCCGCGCAGACGGTACTCCACAAGATCAACGGAGTGATTCCGCTCCCCGCCGCAGCGCGGACCTCCATCCAAGTGACCCAGAACGCCCAGACGAACGCGACCGCCACCGCACAGGCTGTCGTTGCGCCGCCACCGGAGCAGACGATTCGTAGGCTGGTAGATCGGTTCAATGAAAACAGAAGACTACCCGAGGCGCAGCCCGCCGCGCTGCCGGAGGCTACTCCCGAGAACGTAATCCCAATGCCCTCCCGCGAAGAGTTCGTCGAGTCCGAAGAGGATCAATAGATGTATGCACAATCCTGCGTGGACAAACGTCTCGCCATCGCCGAGCGCGAACTCGGGTTCCAAATAGACTACAAGACCGTCGATGAAGTAATCGAGTTCGACGCTCGCCTGCGCAAGGAGAATAAATACACCTTCGACGCCACCGGGACCCCGAATGGCACGCAGAACCTGTCCGCCGAAGAAGCGCACTGGATTCTGAACGAACAAGCCTTGGTACAGTGTGACAGCGCATACTTCCTCACCCGCTACTGCTTCCTCCGCGACGAGGAAGGCGTGGTGATGCGCTTCCGCTTCCGCGTCCCGCAGCGCATCTACTTCGACATCATCTGCGACCTGGAGGAGCGCGGCGCGGCGATAGAGATACTAGCTCTGAAAGCCCGGCAGTTGGGAATCAGCATCTTCAGCGAACTCCTGATCGCCCAGCGGTCCATCTTCTCCTACGGCGTCACCTCCGTCATTGGCTCCGCAGACCAGTCCAAGACCTCCGAGATGTCCCGCATGTTAATCATGTGCTACGACATGCTTCCCGTATGGCTGCGCCCGCAATACACATCTCGTATACAATCCGACCGTGGACATTTACTATTCGGTCACATGGCTTCTGGTACGTCGTTCCAGCACGGCTCGCAGAAATTCGGCATCGCGACGGGCTCGACGGTTACGGTGTACCATCTGTCGGAAGTTGCACTCTACGGTGATCGCTCCGTCGAACTCATCGACGAAGGGCTATGGAAAGCCGTCCACCCCTCGACGAATGTCTTCGGCGTCCTCGAATCGACAGGTCGATCAAATAAGGGATGGTGGGCGGACACCTGGTACTACTCCAAAGCCAACTGGCCGCGCTGCCGCATGTACCCGATGTTCCTCCCGTGGTACTGCGGCACCGACATGTACCCGAAGCCGACGTTCCTCCGTATCCGCCCAATCCCTCCCGACTGGCGACCGAATCACGACACCCGCGCGCACGTCGCTAAGTCAGAACTCTTCGTCCAGTCGAATCCCCTGCTGCACAAACACCTACTCGCCGAGCAGCAGCGACGCGGCATTGCTCCGACCCGCGACGCCCGCTGGCGTATGCCCGTGGACCAGCAGTGGTGGTGGGAGATCGGCCACGAGGAGGCGAAATCTAAAGGCGTTGAGTCGTCCTTCCTACAAGAGTACGCAGGCGACGACGACGAAGCATTGCAACACAGCATCGAGTCTGTATTTGGTCATCAGGCGATGGCGGAGATCGAAACTCGCCGCGTGAAAAAGTTCGACTGCTACTGCCTCTCCGGCCAGTCCATCGAATCCACCCACGAAGTCCAGCCGGAATATTTCGACTACACCCGCGAGCGCATCCCGATTCGCTACGCTTCCCGCAACCACGGCGACGTGTACCGCTGGGAACTTATCCCGCTGAAAGAAGAACGCCTGCGCTTCGACAACCCGATGGACGTGGATCGCATCCTGCTGGTATTCCACCAGCCACGACCCGGCGTGTCCTACTCAATCGGCGTAGACACATCCGAGGGCAAGGGACAGGACTCGACCGCGATCAACGTGTGGGCTCTCGGCGACAAAGGACGACCCGACGTACAAGTCGCCGAGTACGCCTCGCCCTACGTGAACCACGTGGAAGCCTTCGCGTTTATCCTCGCGATCGCAGCCTACTACGGTAAGTATATGGAACAGGGAGTGACGCGCTGGAAAGAACCCTACGTCTCCATCGAGCAGGTCCAAGCCGTCGGCGACACTGCGCAGCTCCAGATGCGCAAGATGGGCTACTCGAACTTCCACCGCTTCGTGCGCTACGACTCCAAGCGCATCCGCAAGAACCGCGCGAACAAAATGGGCTGGTACACCTACGGCTGGTCCCGCGCGCTTCTCATCGGCAACTTCGTCCACTCCGCGCAATCCGGCTGGGCGGAGATCAACTCTCCGTGGCTGATCGACGAGATGAAACATTTCGAGGTCCACATCACCAAGTCCGGCAAGGAAAAGCTCGAACACGAAGAGGATATGCACGACGACCGCATCTTCTCCTCCGCCGAGGCGATCTTCTGCCCGCACGACATGGATGTGCTTGCTGAACGCTCCAAGCACCGCGCGGTAGAAACCGCATCCCTCCCGCAGCTCGACCTCTCCCCCTACCGAGGCAACGTAATCCTTGCGTCCGAGCATCGCGGGAATACTGTTGATTCCATCGACGATCTGCTATATTCCGACAGGCGGCGCTGATGAGAAAATTGGGAACACTCGAACCTGTAATCTACTTCATCAATCACAAAGACCCCGCGCACCCGGACGGCTATATCATGCTCGCGCCTTACACGTCCTATCCGACCCCTGAAGGCTACTCGCGCCACGAAGCCGACACTCTCGCGGAGGTAGACAAACTCCAGAAGCAACTCATGTACCAAGAAGCCACCGCGAACGAGCGCGATTACCTGTACGACCAATGGTTGACGGGTAGAAAGTATCAAGAGGTCGGCGACCGCCTCTACGCTCGCATGACAAGCTCTGCGACGAGCGAATACGAGAAAGATTTCATCAAGGCGTACCTCCAGGTGATCCGCCCGGAGAAGCGCGAGATCGCACGGCAACGCTGGCTAGAACGACAGTGCTACCTCTCCGCGCGAGAGAACGACATTCCCAAGGGCCGCGCCGCTGATGAAGAAACCTTCAACGTGGATCGTATTGGATAATGCCAAACGACGGTGATTACAGTCCTCCGCTGTACCGCGAGTGGCAATGTCCTCCAGCGGCAGCGCGAGAAGATATAAAGACTGGATGGTTGAACGAATCTACTCAAGAGGGCATGGCCTGGCTGAAAAGTCAGCGGGGGTATAGTGATTTCCGCAAATCCCTCGATGTCCTCTCCGGTCGCGACGGTGGCCGCGCTCCCGCTGAGTACCGCTCCAAGCTGAACCCGAACCCTCTCAAGCGCAATATCCGCGAGATCGTCGGCACGCTCGCGAAACTCCGCCCGTTCTGGGGATACCACTCCGACAACAAAGCCTACGCCGCCTCCGCCGAGATGATGAACAAAGTCACTCGCGCGTGGTATCTCGAAGTGATGGCGGACCGCTCGATCAAAGAAGCGCTGTGCTGGGCTGCGGCGACGAATCGCGGATGGGTGGTGCCAGTGTACTCGCGAGACTTAGTTGGCACGGGTGAAGGAAATATCTTACTTGAATCGTATGGCTCCGAGTCCGTGCTGCCCGTCCAGCTCCCCGCCTCCGGCAACTTCCAGAAAGCCTACGCCGTCACCATAATGAAAGAGATGCCGATCTTCATGGCCCACGGGATGTTCCCATCCTTCCAGGACCGTCTGCGCCCGACGAACTCCCGCTACTGGTATATGAACGACGGCGTCCGCCGCGCCTCGCAAGGCAACATCCTCCAGCGCATCTTCGGTCGTGGCCAGACGCGCTCGGACTCGCAGCTTATGTCCGACCTCTTGATTCCAATCCGCTACACCTACATCATCGACCTCACGATAAATAAGACCGGCCAGCAGATCCCGATGGGCGAGCCTGGCGCATCCTGGTCCTACACGGTCCCCTACGTCGGACAGCGTATCGCGAAGGGCAACGATCCCTCCACCGGACAACTCCGCTACGAACCCGCGAACGAAACCGACGCACGCCTCTACCCGTACCGCCGCCTCATAATCTCCACCGACACCGTCTGCCTCTATGACGGCCCGGCCTTCGACTGGCACGGGAAATTCCCCGGCGTCTCGTTCTGCCTAGACGAGTGGCCCTGGGAGCCGCTCGGCTTCTCCCTCGTACACGACGGCTACGAAATCAACGAAGCCATCAAGCAACTCTACCGTGGCAACATGGACAAAGCCGCCGCGATGCTGGACATGTCACTCGCATTCGACACGAACGCAGTCTCCTCGCGCGAAGCCAAAGCATTCGACCCCATGCAGCCTCGCGGTCGCATCGGCTACGACGGCCAAGCCCTCGAAGGTCAGCCCTTCCAGCCGGTGGTCCCTCCGGAAGTCCTGAAGATCGACGCTGAGACGATCGCATTCGCGGAAGCGCTGGAGCAGAAGTTGTCGGCACAGCAGGCGCTCAACGAAGTCATGGCTCTGGCGAAGATGCGCGCGGTCGGCTCGATGGACGACATTGAGAAAATCGCCGAGATGATGGGTCCAATCGTCGAGGACATGTCGCGCTCGATGGAGCCTCCCATGCGTGATCTAGGCGTAATGATTAAATATGACGTACTCCAATACTTCACCACGACGCGAGTGATGCAATACGTTGGCGCGGACAACGTATCCCAAGAAATATTCGACTACGACCCTGCGAGTCTGGTCCCGTCGCACATTCCAGGAGAGAATGTCGATAGTCCCTCGCCGACCAACGCGGCCAAGCGGGCGCGTATCTTCGCCGACAACCTGCACTTCTTCATCTTGCCGAACTCCATGCACGAGCTGACGCAGATGCAAATGAAGCTGGGATTGATCCAACTGAAGAAGGCCGGAGTGATGATCGACTCACAGACAATCGCAGAGGCTTGGCAAGTTCCTGAGTATGGCAGCATTCCGGGAAATACAGTTATCGAACGCTACCAGGAGGAACAAGAAATGCAGTTGAGGATGGCAGCGAAATTAAAAGACGAAGCTGCCGGGCTCGGGCTGACTCCTCCGGGCGGTGCCGCGCCGGGGAAATCTCCAGAAGGCCGACCGCCGACTGGCCAAGCCGCTCCGCAGTTGAAGTCCAAGGACAACGGAACGCGATCGACAATTTCTGAGAGCCGATGAGCACCATCGCCACCCACATCCAAGAAAAAAACCACGTCGTCCGCGAGCGCGTCTTCCCGCCCTCCGAGTTCGAGCGCGTCATGATGATGGTCAGCGAATCCCGCCTCACCGGCACGATCATGCTCGACTGCGCGCAGGGTGGCGTCTGCAACATTCGCGTCGTCGAGGAGCAGAAAGTAACATTCCCTAAAGATTCCCCTTGACAACTATCTACTAACTTAGCGTAATCTCGCAGCGATAGGGGATTCTGGAGATTCAAGCGTCCCTCAGTCGCTTGAATATCAAAAGGCCCGCGTTGGCTCACCGCTGACGCGGGCTTTTTATTTTGCGGGAAAGGAGGACACGAGCATGTTGAAGGGCGAACGGCAACCTGTCGCAGATCGCAGAAAGAAACACAAGAAATAGTCCGTCCCTGAGCCGGGAATGAGCGTCCTCACCGCTGGGTGGCTGTCAGGACGGTCCCCGACAAAAGGGTCTGACCGGAATTGGGGACGATGCGGTTGGCGCTACATCGTCCCTTTCCAACCCAGCGCCTTTGTATCAAGGAGCAACCGATGGCATACGGAACACGAGGCAAGGGCGCAGGCCGAATCCAGAACATGGCCAAGCTGGGCGGACCTCGCCGCAAGCTCGCGCTGAAGACCGACGTGCGCGAGGAGAATCTAGTCCACTCGAATTTTAAGAAAGCTCACAAATCAGGCCCGCATAAGAAAGTTTGATGGCCACCGCCTCCAGCTCGCTGACTCCCCCGCCGGGGATGGGCGATCAGGACCAACAGTCTCCCACGTCGCCCGCAGCAGTCTCCCCCGCGCCTCCGGAGCCCGCGCAAGGGATGCAGGGTGGGACTCAGATGGTGATTGGAGTCGTGCAGGGCTTGCGAGCAATAGCAAAAGCGTTCCCGGCCACAGCGCCGGATATTGCACAGATCAACGATTTAATGCGCGGAGTGATGTCGAAAATGATGGCGAGCCAGCAGACGGGTGAACCCGCCGCGCCGCCGCAGGGAGGACAGTAATGCCGAAAGTAGAATATATCGAGCATTTGCGCGCCAATGGTGCGAGCGAAGACGACATCAAGGCGCTGACAGAAGGTAGTTTCGCCGCCACTGCGATCAAGTCATTCGATGTGGCTCAGACGAGAATTGCAGCCGAAACCGCCGCCGCTGTGAAAGCCAAAGCCGATGCAGTCGCCTACCAAGAGAAAGCCGACAAATGGTGGAACGAGCAAGCGATCCCCGAGTACCAAAAGATGGAACGCGAGTCCACCCTCGCGAAAGCCAACGAGGCGCGCATCGTCGCCGCGATCAAAGCCTCTCAGGACGAAGGTTTGAAGGCTATCGCGAAGGAAATGGGATATCCCGTGGATGGAACCACCGCACTGCCCGATAAGAAGACCGTCCCCGACGGCTTCGAAGCCAGTAAATACGTCACGACCGAAACTCTCCTCCAGGTCGCCGAGCGCGAGGGCGACGCGATCGCCATCGCCTCCGACATCGCTTTCGAGCACCGGCAACTCTTCCCGGACAAACCTTTGAACTTCCGCGAGATGCGCAAGGCCGCCGTGGCCGCGAAGAAGCCCGTCGAACAATACTGGATGGAGACCTTCGGCGTCACCGCCGCCCGCGAAGCCGCAGCGACCGCTCGGCAGAAAGCCCACGACGACGCGCTCATCGCACAGGGAGCCGCAGCGGAGCGCGAAAAGCTCGTCTCACAGTACGGCAACCCAGACGCCCGGCCACTCCAGCCCTCGACCTCCCCCTTCGCAGTCCGCAAGGAGACAGGCCGCGACAAGCAGCCGTGGGAAGCGGGCGAGTCGAATCTGGAGCGAGATCGCGTGACGCGGGCGACTAAACACGTTGTGGAAATCGCGCAGAAGACTGCGTAGAATGAGCGCATGAGCGGAAAAGCAAAACACGATTGGCGTCAACCAACCTTCGACGGTCTATGCCCAACAGCTATTGACTGGGCTCAGCTTGCTTCCTTCATTGACGGCGAGGGAAGCATTCTGATGAACACCCAGAAGTGGAAAAATCGCAGGGGATTCTACCTACGTGTAACTGTGGCCAACACAGACGTACGTCTGATGGTGTGGCTCAAAGAGAGATTTGGCGGAACTTTCAAGGACGCGAACACCGCCAAATATTATGAAGGTAAGAACTGGAAGCGTGCCTATCACTGGGGAGCATCTTCCACAAGAGCTGCCTGGCTTCTCTATAACTGCTTGCCTTATTTTGTAATTAAGGGTGAGCAGGCAGAGATAGGCATTCAACTCCAAGATAGTTTGAGTCTGGGTACTCCTGGACTGCTTGGGCATTCCGAGAAGGTTTGGAACGAACGCGCAGCACTGAAGCAACGATTGCTGACGTTGAAGTCCAAGGGGATTAGAGGTATTCCAGTCCCCTCTGGACCCACGGCAAAGGTTAGCTAAAGTGTTGAAAGGAAGTGACTTGTGAGTGATCCGACTTTCGATCAAATAAGTGCTACGACGTTAGCCGACCTTCGCGACGACATATTATACGACAATTTTTTTGTTGACACCGCTTGGCAGCGCAAGATGCGCGTCTCCGGCGCTCTCGACGAGTTCCTCGGCGGCACCATCATGCAAACGCCCTTCATGTACGACCGTGTGAACGGCGGCGCGATCGCCCCCGGCTCGGACCTCGCGGTGGTCCAGAAGCAGATCATCGCGGCGACTGCATTTGTGCCAAAGGAATACGTGGAACAAGTCCCGCTGAACCTGTTCCAGACCAACGTGATCCAAGGCTCCGGACCCGCCGTGAAAGTCAAGCTCGTGGACACCTACATGGCGAACGCGGTCCAAGCGCTCAACACGGACATCGCCATCGACTTCTACCGCCACGGGCAGAATATCTCCGGCTCGAACCGCACCATCTTCATCAACGGCCTCACCGAAGCGATCAACGACGGAATCAACCCGTCGTGGGACGGCAATGTATTCACCACTTACGGCGGGCAGAACCGCAACGGTGCCGTGACCGTGACCCTGAACGCGGTGCCGATCTGGTGCGGGGACCAAGCTGGCAACACCGGACAAATCACCTACAAGGTGATCGTCGAAGCGTACTTGAATTGCGTGCAGCGCCCGGACATTGGACTCTGCAACAAAGCTCTCTACGCCTATCTACTCGAACGCCAGGAGCCCAAGCAGCGCTTCGAGACCCAGCAAGACGTGTCCATCGGCATGTCCGGGTTGAAACTCCTCGACGCGATGATCTTCGAGGACAAGCTCTGCCCATCGACCAAGTACGGATCGCTGCTGCCATCTGGCCTGTCGCAGACGACCTCGATAGCACCTGCTGCGTTCACCACGCCGACCCTGACCACCGCGCAGCGCAAGATCAGCAACTTCCCGTCGGCGACCAGCGTAAACCCCGGCGAGCCGTTCTTCTGGCTGCGAGTCAAGGGCTGGAAGATCCGCCCCTCCGCCGACCCGGAGTACAATTTCAATTTCACGCCGCCGATCCGGTCGCAGACGAATCCGGACCTTATAGTTATGTTTTTGAAGGCGGCGCTCAACATTTATTGTACATCGCCTCGCGACAACTCACAGGTAATTGGAGCAGGATTCTAAAAGGAGAACTCGGATGAAGATTTACAACAAGCTGGTAATTGACATCGAGTCTTCCGAAATTCTCTTCGAGGACTCCTTTCAGTACGAAGGTCCAGTCGAGTTGGCTGCTGGCGGAATGTTGACCAAGCAAGCGGACCAGCTCACCGCGCGATTCCTCAACGACGTAAACGACACTGTCTCCGGCGGAGCAATCGTCTCGCTCCCTGCTGGCGTGCAGAGTCCACAAGCCTCCGCGACGCAGCCCGGCGACCGCATCTGCCTAGACGACGCCGCCGCGTTCGCGCTCTCGGACACCGTCATCGGCAGGCTGAACGGCGGCGTGTACATGTACTACGGCACGCTCGCCTCCTCGACGGCGAACCCGCAGATCGGCTGCGTGGCGTTCTTCCGCGCGGCGGACGTTGGCAACCAGGCCAACCCGACGACCTCGATCTACCAGGTCACCGCCGACGTACAGCCGATCAGCTCTGTTCCAACGTACATCGCAGGCGTGTTCATCAACAACATCACCAAAGGCAACTGGGGCTGGATTCAAGTCGCTGGTCTTGCGCAGGTCCTGTTCGAGTCCGCGCTGACCGCCGCTGCCGCTGGCAACGTCGTAACCGCGAAAGTCGGCCCGACCACCGCCGGGTCCGCTGACGTGGGCGTGTCCGTCGCGTCGCCCGTGACTCTCGCCGCGCTGCTCGGCGTCGCGGTCGGGCTTCCCGTGACTTCGACGATGAGTTCCGTGATGCTGACTCGCGGCAACTTCTGTGGACGAATCTAACGAGGAGCAATGCCCAACCGCATAATGCCGGGGTACAAGCTGGATCTCAGCGAGAAGATCGAGATCATCGTCGATCACGATGGTCCGGCCTCCTACGTCAACACCGGCACGTTTGCGACCTCTGGCGAGACCCTCAACGCCGCAGACTTCGGCATTGGAGGCTTCGAGCTGGTAGAGATAGACGCACTCTCCTCCGATGGCTTAAACATCGCTTACGCGGTGCTGACCAATCAATCTAACAGCAATACCCCGCAAGGTGTTGGTGCCAACGCAGTCCCTAATATGACGATCCACTGGTTTGTATTCGCCACCAACACTGAAGTAGCGAACGGTGTGAACTTATCAACGAAGTCTATCCGGCTTAAGATCAGGGGAGTCTAGCTTGGCGATCAGACCATTACCCGGCTATCCATGCCCAAATGAAAAAGGCGGCTACGACTGGATCGGCGACGTTGACGGTCCTGCCAGCTATGCCAACACAGGCACTTTCAACACCTCCGGCCAGCAGATCAACGCCATTGACTTCGGCATGGGGGCGTTCGAGATCGTGGACATCCCCGCGCTTTCCAGCGACGGTATCAACGAAGTCCTCGTGGTGCTCGGAGCTACCACCGCAGGTGCAACTGGGCTATCCCCGTCGCCTCCGGCAGGGCAATCCGCGCCCGTCGAAACCACCGCAGTGCTGCACTGGTACAACGCCATCCGAGGCGTCGGCTCGAATCCTTCGGAAGCCAGTAACGGTACGAATCTAAGCGCGAAATCAGTCCGGCTGCGCATTACATTCATCTAAGGAGACTCTCGATGTCGTCAATCAAGGCGCAAACAAGCCACAAAAAAGTAGCCGGTCACCACCAGGGTCACGAAGCCGAGCCCACGCAGCCGCATGGCCCCCGCGTCGGCGGCAAGATGCCGATCCTGCACAGCCACTCAGCACGCCCGAAGCACGCTCGCAAGCTCATGCGCGGCAAGTAGCGGGGCGAGGGGTGCGATATCGCTCTCGCAGATCTAGTCGCAGAACTCCGGGGAGCAGTCCCCAAGGTCCCCTTTTCGTATTGTAGAACCCTCATAAACAGAGCCTATCGTGAAATTCGTGAGGCGAATCTGTGGTCGTTCAACCTCTTCGAGTCCGCATGGATCACTCCACCGCTACTAACCACCGGTACGGTCTCCTACACGCAGGGACTTAACACTGCGACCTTCGACGCGACTGGGATTGCAACTCTTAACGCAGCATCGACTCCTTACTCTCTAGTTACCCAGCGCCAATTTCGCCCCGGCGCGCCCGCCAGCATCGGCGGAATCTACAACATCGTCGCCTTTAACCAAGTCTCCGGACAGATGACCTTTGATCGCCCGCTCGCGGAGCCCGGCGGGACTGGCCTCTCCTACCAGATTTACCAGCTCTACTACACCCCGCCGATGCTCGACTTCCTCACGTGGATCTCCGTCCGCAATATGCAGATGTTCCTAAACCTAAACCTCTACCACGATCGTGGCTGGCTGGACTCCCGCGACCCGCAGCGCTCTTTCTATCTCTTCCCGACGCACGTGATTCCCTACGGAATCGACCAACGCGGCGCGGGCACCGCCAACGCCTCCGCGACTCTCGGCTACCCAATGTTTGAACTCTGGGGCCAGCCGACGAACAATTTCACTTACACCTGCTACGGAATCCGTCGCGGCGTGGACCTCGTCAACCCCGGCGACACTCTGCCCATCCAGATCGCCGACGACCTCGTGCTCGCGAAGGCACGCAGTTACGCCTACGAGTGGGCCGAAGCCAATAAAGACATGTCCCCGCGCTCCACCGGACCCGACTTCCGCTTTCTCATCGGCAAGACCGAGGACGAGTACAAGAAACTATTGACGAAATACCGCAAGCAGGATAAAGAACTTGTGGACAGTTACTTTCACATTCACAATCTGGACTATAGTCTGTTCCGTCACAGCTATTACAATACGCAGGGAGGCACGGCAGGTCCGTATTCGCCATGAGCGCCGACCACGTCCTCGTACCCTACAAACTCGACCCTCACGAGTCTCCCGGAGACCTCCTCCAGCAGCCGATGTCCCGGCAGCAGGCGAGTGATATCATCGCGGCGTTCCCGCTCGGCCCCCAGCGCGACGACTCCCTCGAATGGACCAACTACGCCTCCGCTCTGTACGTCTTCGACCGCGACGCCGAGGCTCTCACCGCCGCCGAGCACGCGGTCTCCCTGAATCGCAATTCCACCGAACTATTCAACCTCGGGCTGATCCTCGAAGGCTATGGCCGCTTCGTAGACGCGCTGCTTCTCTTCGCCGAAGCGAACCGCGCCGACCCTGGCAGCATCTTAGCTGGCGGAGCCTACGGAGACGCGCTTATCCGTCTCGGGCGCTGGGACGTGGGCTGGCCATACTATGCCCTGTACCACTCCCATCTAACCACTCGCCAAGTCAGCCGCCTCGATGAAATAGCGAACCGTCGCATCCTCGTGATCTGTACCGCAGGGGTAGGCGATAACATCTACCACCTGCGCTGGCTGCGTCACTTCCGCGCCGCCGGATGCCACATCACCATGAAAGGCCCAGCGACGCTGCTGTCGATGCTCGAAGGCCACCCGTGGATCGACGAACTCCTCCCGGAGCCGCACGATAACAAGTCGATCCTGTGGTACACGAACGGCCCGCGCTCGCACGCAGGCGTCTCCGGACAACACATCAATCTCAACGACTTCGACTTTCGCATCTCCACGACCTCCCTCGCCGCGTGCGTGATGCCGGAACTGGACGCCTCCATCTGGCCGGGACCGTACATCTCCGCGCCGAAATCCCGCTGGTGGGGGCGGCGTAGTGGCACTCGCCCGCGCGTCGGCCTCTGCTGGAAGGCCGGGGAGAAGCTGTTCTCCCGAGCGCATCGTACTCTGAACCGGAAGCAGGTAGACCGCATCAAGGCCACGCTGCCGAGCGTCGAATGGATCGACCTCGTGGCAGACACCAACCACGAGATTCACAACTGGGCCGACACAACCCGCCTCGTGGACTCCTGCGATCTCATCGTCTCTGTGGACACAGGCGTCGCGCACCTCGCCGGAGCCCTCGGCAAGCGAGTCTTCGTAGCCCTCCCCGGCGCGTCCGCGTGGTGCTACGGACTCGGCGACGCTTATAAGTTCGCCTACCCGTCGATGCAGGCGTTCCGCAGCAATTCCCCGCTGATCGACTCTGCTGTGGTCGAGCTGACAAAGGAGTTACGACATGCAGTGTAGATCCTGTGGCGCTGAGACAACTCTGGTGCTGTCCCTAGGCGATCTCCCCCTCGCCAACTCGCTGCTAACCAGTCCCCAATGGCACTCCGAGCGCTATCCTCTCGACCTGATGTTCTGCCCGTCGTGCAAGCTCGGCCAGCTCGCCGACGTGGTCCAGCCGGTGCTGATGTTCAATGATTATCCGTACTATTCGAGCGTGTCGGGTCCGACGGTGGAGTCGGCGCACAGGCTGGCGAGTCAGATGGTCTTTAATTCGGACGAAAGAAATGTGGAGCTAGCGGTAGAAATTGGCAGCAATGACGGTTACCTGCTATCCAGATATAAAGAGTTAGGCGTGTCGGTGCTCGGCATCGACCCCGCCTCCGGACCCGCTAACGCCGCCGCGCTCAAAGGCATCCCCACGGTGCAAGACTTCTTCACGCTGCGCCTTGCTCGCACGCTGCCCAAAGCCGACGTGATCCACGCCCACAACGTCCTCGCGCACGTGCCCGACCTGAACGATTTCGTCGCTGGGATCGCCGAGATGCTTAAGCCTGACGGAGTCTGTGTGGTGGAAGTGCCGTACCTCGGCGATATGGTAGAGAAATGCCTATTTGATACGCTGTATCACGAGCACAGTTATTACTTCTCTATCTACGCAGTAGTTCATCTATTCTATCGCTACGGAATGCCTCTAAAGAGGCTGGAGCGTATCCCCGCGCACGGTGGCTCCCTGCGATTGTTCTTCGGCAAAGACTTCATACATAAAACAGTGATGGAAGTCCCCGACGAGCGATTCGACTTCTCCGCGATGCACTCCCGCGTGAAGTCCACTCGCGTCGATTTCCAAGGCTTCCTCGCTTGGGCACGCCACCACCAGCGCAGCGTGTGGGGCTACGGTGCCGCAGCGAAAGCCACGATCATGCTGAACTACTGTGGTATCGACCAGACGCAGATCGCCGCTATCGCCGACACCACTCCAGCAAAGATCGGCAAGTATATCCCCGGCACGGGCATCCAAATCCAGACCTCGCAGGACTGGCTCGACGCTGCGCCCGACTACACCTGCATCTTCGCGTGGAACTACGAGGACGCCATCCGCGCCCGCTATCCCGAGTACAAAGGACAATTCTTTACTCCCTACGCGCTCCCTGAGATCGGAGTCTCCGCATGAAGGCAGGCGTCGTATTTGTGTCCACCGGCGGGATCAAGATGATGCGCGCGCTGCGGTCGTTCCGTCGCGGCGAGCCGACGCTGCCGGTGTACATTGCGCTCGGGACCGGGAGCCGCGTGTGGGACAACAACAACGCAGCGGTCCCGTCTAGCGAATTCGAGAAGCAGCCGGGAGTGCTGGTCCGTCACACAAGTAGCAACGGCTATATCAATGGATATTTTAACGAAGCGATCAAATGGATGCGAGAACTAGGCTACGGGTATGCGTGCTGCCTGCACGACGACACGGTGTTCTCTCCGCTACCGGAGAATCGTAACTGGCTATCTATGCACAGGATGCCCGAGATTGGCTACTCGTCGGCTCTGACGCTTAGTTTCATGGAAGCCCTCGTCCAGCCGCCACCTGAGAACTCCGGCTACTGGCACCGCCCGCCCGAGTTCTGGGACTCCCACGATCTGGAGTCAGCAGAATTGTGGCAGAAGCTATGCCCCAACGGACGCAGCGCAATGTACTTCGGCTCCGAAGGCGCATCCGAAGGCGTCCACCTGTCCGACTGGTTCGTGAAATACTTCGTAACTGAGCGCGTCACCACGATGTCTCGCCTTGGTCCGTCTGGCTTCATCATTCCCATCGCAACTTGGGAGCAGATCGGCGGCTTCGACGAGTCCAATGGAATCTTCTACGACATGGAGTACCCGATCCTCTGTGCGCTACGCGGACTCCCGCCGGTGAAAGTAATTCCCAACACTCCGTTCCTTCACATCCACTGCCAGTCCACGATCGGCGACCCCGCCATCGGCATCTGGGAGCACGACTACCAGTCCTTCGTGGCGAAGTATGGCAAAGACCCCGGCGCTGTGATCCAAGACCAGCCAAATCGAGCGGGCTACTAATGCTGCCGACATTCATGCAAGCTCCCTGCGGCCAGCGCGAGCCAGAGTTCATGGCTTGGGCCGCGCTCCTTCGCGCCTACGACTGCAAGTCCTACGTCGAACTCGGCACCGGGCACGCGGACTACATGGCCCAGATGGGCATGAGAGTAGTCGCTGTGGATATAAATAATCCGGATGGCCACGTCAATGAGAATGGCGTGCAATATGTCCGTGGCGACTCCCACGACCGCCGTACGCTCGACCGTGTCCTGCATCTGCTCGGCGATCTCCCCGACGCTGTGTTCATCGACGCGGACCACGACAACGACGCGCCACGCTTGGACTTCGACCTCTGGTACTCGACAGCGCAGAAGCTCGTGGGATTCCACGATATCCTCATCCCGAACATCGCCAAGCGAATCTGGCCGCAGATCGCGCTGGAGCATCCGTCCGCGAAGATCATCGGCTGCGACCGCGCCTCCGCGCTCGCGTGGCAGGGACCCGGCGCGCCGCAGGACGGGATATTATCCGGCGGGGGGATCGGAGTGATATTCAAGTGAAAACCGTCCCCTACACCGAACTCTGCGCCCTCTCAGAAAAATACGGCACCGACAAGCGCCCCGAGCCGAAGGGCCACGGGTATACTCACTTCTACGACTCGCTGTTCGGCTACCGCCGTAATTCAATCAAGAAAGTCCTCGAAATCGGCATCGACGTGGGCGCGTCCCTGCGCATGTGGGAGGAATACTTCCCCAACGCGATCATCTACGCCATCGACGCCGACCCAGCGAGACTCATCCACGATGGACGAATTCGCTCCTACCAGTGCGACCAGAGCAACGTCGAAGCTCTGCGCGACACTGCTCAGCTCATCGGCGGCGACTTCGACTTCATCGTGGACGACGGTTCGCACGTGTCCGGGCATCAGGTCGTCTCAGCGATGGAACTTATGCCGCTGCTTAAGCCCAGCGGCGTCTATGTCATCGAAGACGTGCCGTATCCTAAAGAAGTTATCTCCCAGATTCCTTACGTGTGCTGGACACACGAGTTCGAGATTGGGCGGGACCCATATTCGCGACTGGTGGTGATTTATGGTCATTAGTCCGACGCTCGTCCGCGACATCGACAACTGCCGCGAGGCTGTCGTGTGTATAGATAGCGTCTGGGATAGATTGGTATACGACCATCGCCCGTACCTAGACCCCTTCGACGAATCCTTCTCCGCGAAGAACACAGACGACTATCGTAGGCGTTATGCCTGCTTCAAGTACGCAGTCGCGAAAGTCCTACGCCCGCGAACCATCGTCGAAATCGGCGTGGGCTCCGGAGTCTCGGCCCTCGCGTTTCTACATGCTCGTCCGACTGCTCGTTACATTGGCCTCGACACCGGCGAGTGGTCGGCGCGTCTCGGGAAACCCTTCCTCGAAACCGTCCGCGCCAAGCTCTCCGCGCTCCAGTTCGACTTCGAGATTCTAGAAGGCGACTCGCAGTTAATAGACACGATGCCGGAGTGCGATCTCGTCCACATCGACGGGAACCACTCCTCCGAGGCGGTCTACCACGATCTGTTGTCCGCGTGGAACTCCGGCGCGAAGTGGATTCTGTGCGACGACGCCTGCGATCCGGCGGTGGGGGCGGGGATATTCCGTGCGCTACAGGTGGGCCTCGACCGTGGCAGTGTTGACTGGGCGTATTTCGGCGACACTTGGTCTGGGGATATCTTAATTAGGACTGACCATCAGAAGGAGTCTCAGTGAAATCTCTTTCTATGGAAGAAAGATTCTGGAGTCGTGTTAACAACAGAAGTTTTGTTTATTCTAGGCCAGAGTTGGGAATGTGCTGGCTTTGGATGGGCTCAAGACATCCTAAAGGATATGGAGATTTTTGGGATGGTTGTAGAATAAGGAAGGCTTCCCAAGTAGCTTGGGAGTTGCATCATGGCACTTCTTTTCCTGTTGGTATGCAGGCGTGTCATCATTGCGACAATCCCAGTTGTGTTCGTTGGTCCCACATTTTCGCGGGAACCAATAGTAAAAACCAGTTGGATTCAGCCAGCAAAAAGCGACATAGAAACGCTCGCTTGAATGTGTGTTCAAGAGGCCATTCCTTATTAGATGAGAGTAATTTGTATCATTACCAAGGAAAAAGGAAGTGTAGAGCTTGTCTTCGCATTCGTGATTCGGAGTTTCGTGCACGAAATAAAACAGAGGTTAATTGATGCGCTTCTTACTCCCGCAAGGAATCGGCGACAGCGTTTGGGCGCTGCACAAAATCCAATCCATCTCCACGAAGATAGGCGATGGCCGCATCGACGTGCTTCTGTCCGGCGGTGGCCACCAGATCGAAACCCGCGCGCTCGATTTCGTGCGCCGATTCAGCTTCGTGGACTCCGCTGAGATGCGACCGTACAGCGTCCATCCGAAGGTCGCCGTGTCGCCCGAGGGCTATTACAACTACATCGAAGACGGCATGTACAACTTCCCGGATAAAACCGGCTGGAAGATGGAGCGTGTCTGCGCGCTGATGCCGAACGGTCCACTGGAGCGCGGGATACGCTTGGAGAACTGGTTGCCGCAGTACGAGATCAACTGGGATATCTGGAAGGATTTCATCATTGACGAATTAGATCACCTTACGACTAGCCTGATACCTAGGGATTATGCTGTCTTTTACCTTGGACCACTCACTGGAAACACTACCGACGGCCATAATCGGGGGCCATTGTGGAAGCCTGAAGATTGGATCAACCTTGGAAGGCGTGTTCACGACGAGTTCGGGCTACGTATTGTCGCGGTTGGCGCACCCTATGACGTGGCTTACTTCCAGAATCTTGTGGGGCCGCAACTTAATGGCGACTCGCCATATTGGACCAACCTGATTGGACAGACATCCATCGGCCAACTCTACTCGATCACACAGAACGCACGTTTCGTCGTTTCTTACCAGTCCGGTGTTGGCATCGTCTCCGCGTACTTAGGAACCCCCACAGCGATATGGTGGCGGGGAAGGGGAGATTCGATATCACCTAGTAAATATCTCTCCTTCGACGAGCGAATGGCATCCGCGTGGGCGTCGCCTGCGATGCTCCAATCCCGACAATACTTCCCGATGATTTACAAGCGCGACGGAGTCGATGAGATAATGGAGTGGGCACGATGCGTCGTCTAAATCACATCGCACTATGGAGCCTTCTCGCGCTGGCCGTGTTTCTTTGGCCTAGTTCGCTACTTGCTAATCAGAGCGCGTCAGGGTGGTGTGAAGCTGGCGCAACGCTGGTCGTAACATCAGGACTACAAAGTAATAATCAAGTTCAAGGATCGTTTCCGCAGTGTCTTGTAACTGTGAATATTCATGGCGGCGGGCTCGCGACGATCTATGCCGATAATGCGCTGACTCCATTGGCAAACCCTTTTGTGGCCCAAACGGGAGGACAATTTCAATTTTACAGTGCGAATGGCCACTACGATGTAATTACCTCCGGCGCGGGGATGCCGACTCCAGTGACCTACCCTGACATCATCCTAAACGATCCAGTCCAGCAGTCCCTGACGCAGTGCATTATCGCTTTCAACGCGACTCCAACCTTCACCGCCAACTCCTGCTCCCTGTTCTCCATGACTCTAACCGGTAATGTCACTTCCAGCGTCGTCACAGGAGCCACGACCGGGCAGCTTATCGCCGTCACCTTGACCCAAGGTGCGGGTGGACCGTGGACTTTCGCATGGCCCGCGAACTTCATCAACCCTCCGCTTCTGACTCCTACCGCCGGGAAGTCCGAGCAATTTGAATTCGTACTGGAGGCTGATGGCAACTGGCACTCGCTCGGCGTGGGCGAATCTCAGGTCTTCGATACCTCTGTAAACGGGAACGTGCTACGGATAAACGGCAATGGGCTAACAGCAGTGTCCGGCACCGGCGGTACGGTTATCCTTCAGACCTCTCCGACGATCAACACGCCGACGATCACCTCGCCGACGACAACCGGCACAGACACCGGCACTGAGACACTTACGAATAAAAGCCTAACCTCCCCTTCCATCACCGGCACTGTTGCCGGGGGCGCGTCCTACACTGGGCCTACGCTGACCTCTCCAGTCATCACCGGCACCGTCACCGGAACACGCACCGACAGTGGTAATGTGACTCTCACGGGGACCGATACAGTCGGTACGCTGAACGGTGCAATAAACCTCGACGGTTCGCAATATCCCAAGACGCAGACGGGCCTGACCAACGCTATCACCGCCGCCACTTCCGCTGGGACCTGCGTGAACATCCCTCCAGCTACGACCATTTCCATCAGCAGCAGCGTCTCTTGGAACTCCTCGAACGCCTGCCTGCAAGGCTCCGGATCTACATCCATCATCACCTGCACGGGAAGCTCGTCGTTCAACTGCCTCTCCTTCGTAGGTACGCTGGGAGGCACAACATCGAACCTGACCTCCAACTCCAGCGAGGGTAGCAACACGGTGGCGCTGGTCGGCGGAGGAGCCGCAGCTCTCGGATTGAGCATCGGAGACTACATTCTTATATCGGACGCTCTGGCGATAACCACTTACGAGACTACGCGGGTAGATAACCTCGTAGGCGACACCATCACCACGGCGGACCCGATGTACGAGAGCTTTCTCACGGCGAACACAGCCAAGGTTCAGAAGTACACCGCCCCGTTGCTGAACGTCAGAATCGGTGGATTCACCTTGGATCTCACCGGCCAGACCGGAGCCACCACGAACGCTCTGCTGCTGGAATTTGCCATTAACTCCGAAGTTCGCAACTTGGACTTCGTGGGAGTACAAACCACCGCCTTCGGAATGAATGCCAGCTATGGCTATAAGAACCGCTTCACCGACCTGCGCTCCAGCAAGATCGGCTCCACCACGGGATTCAACGATCTTTACGCGGCGATACAGACCGGGATGCAGGCCGAACGATGGTTCAGCACCGAATCCGGCACATTCGGCCCCGGCTTCTACTTCGACAACGGCTCCAACATCAGCGATATCACCTCCGTCAAGGGAGCTGATCGCGGCATGAAGTTACAGCACTCCAGTTGGAACAACTTCACCAACATCCAAGTGCATTCTGCCGGTTCCACCTTTATAGCCATTCTCCTGGACGGCAACTCGCGGCGCAATAACTTCACCAACTGGAACACGACAGCCACCGGAGGCGTCGGTGGCGGCGGATTCATAGTCGGTGGCGACACCACGGCTCAGACGGATAACAAGATTTGCAACGGAACGTCGCTCTACAACACGACGGACATCGGCTGGGGCTCTAACGACACGAACAACGTGTTCTGCAACGTCACCTTCTCTACGCAATCTAACGGTGTCGCCGGGGGGACATTTGTAGCTCCCAAGCTGGTCCAGAGTATCCGTGGAGCCGCTTGTGCGACCGGCGCTGGAGCGGGCGCTACATGCAACACAACTCTCACATGGAATTACCCGTGGCCCGACACGAGCTATTCTCCCACCTGTGCAATAACCGGCGGGAACGTGAACACAATGACCGTTCTGAATCTAACTAAGTCCACTTCCCAAATTATCGCCGGAATTACCAACGGAGCCACGGGTGGGGCTACGAGCGGAACTCTCGAATGTACTGCAATGCATGATCCATAAAAAGGAGACTGACAATGGCTAAAGAGTTCAATCCTGATCCATGGGAACATACCAACACGTATATAGACCGGACATATCCGTCGGGAGTCGCGGGAGCGCGGCCCAAGCTCACGACTCGCATCCACTGTGAACCCGACGAGCCCGTCGAGACCGTCGAGTCCGGAAGCCAGTCCGACGACCGCGTCGCGGAGTTCAATCGTCGGCTACGCGCTGGGCATGGCACCGGCGAAAGGTAACCCGTGCCGATCGGCAAACATTACGAAGGCCATGGCGACGAGGTCATGGCCTCGATGAAGAAGACTTATAAGGACCCCGAGACGGCCAAGCGGGTGTTTTACGCTACCGAGAACAAGCGCAAGAGTGAGAAAAAGAGTAAGAAGCGCTCCAGCAAATAGATGCCGAATCCGTACAGTTACGCGACACTGTCGTTCTGCCGACAAGAGCTGGCGAACCGTCTCTACGACGGCTCGATGGTCTTTTGGTCCTCGGCGGAACTTACCGCGCTGATTCAGGAATCCCTGCGCACGTGGAACGCCTTCACAGCCTACTGGCGCGGAGATTTCCTGTTCAATTCCCAGCCGGGAGTGGCGTTTTACGATCTTACCGACGCGACGAATCTTCCGAACACGTTGCGCCCTCTGACTCTGCATGACACCGACCTATACACGCAGCTCCAATATCACCTGTTGGAGCCGATCGCTTGGAACCCTTGGACCGGAGCGTCTACTCAATTCACCGCCGACGATCTGCTGAACGCGATCCAGCGGCGGCGCGACGAGATCCTCTCGATCACTGGCTGCACGATTACTCGTCGCCTGATCCCCGCAGTCGCGGGACGGATCGCGCTGCCCGATACAGTGCTGGACGTGCGCCGCATGGCCTACCTCCCGCAGGCGCTCATTGGTATCCCCTACGGAGTCGGCCCTTACGGCATGGGGCCGTACGGATTCAGTCTCTACGGCGGCGTGAGTGCATCGACCGTGTGGCCAGACGACACGTGGGCAGAGCAGTCCTACAATCGCAACTACACAATCACTCCCGCCGGGACGCCGCAGACGTATCTGATGTCCACGCAGCCGCCGATCAGCTTCGACACGGACCGTCCTCCGGGCGGGGCTGGGAATTACGAACTCCTGACCGTCGAAGCAGGACCGACGCTGAGCGTGACGACGCCGACGACCCTCGCGATCCCCGACGACTGGACACACGTTATCAAATGGGGCGCGCTCGCGGACCTGCTCTCGCGAGAGTCGCTGTCCCGAGACCCTACCCGCGCGGCGTACTGCGAGCAACGCTATCGCATGGGACTGAAAATGTTGCTTGATGCACCCGCACTCTTAGCTATGCGTATCGCCGATGTAGCCTTGCAGATCGACTCAGTGCATTCCGCCGACCTCTACAACACCGGCTGGCAAGCGGCAGCGCAGAACAAGCCATCTGTGGCTCTGCACGCGGGGCTGAATATGCTTGCGCTTGCGCCGATCCCCGGAATCGTACACTCCATGACCGCGACGGTGGTCGAGAACGCGCCAATGCCAGTCGCCGGGACTGATCTCGTGCAATGCGGTCGCGACGAACTCGACGCGGTGCTTGATTATGCACAGCATGTCGCAAGCTGGAAGCAAGGAGGCGAGGAGTTCCTGTCCACGGTGCCGTTGTTCCAGCGATTTATGAAGCAAGCGATGGTCTATAACTCGAAGCTAGCGGAACTAGGGGAGTACACGACAGCGATCTTAGAACTCTCGCAGCGCGAGGCGCATATGAATCCGATTGCGACGCCAGCGCTGTCAGGAGCGACACAGTAATGCCTCCATCGTTCTTCAGGCCGCAAGAAGGCTTCCGATTTCGCTTCGGAGGGATGAAGCTGAATAGCTCTCCCGACACACTCTCTCCAGAGAAGTTTGCAATGGCCGTTAATGTTAGGTCGATACTCGACTCGTCCGTCCAGACGCGCCCTGGACAGGTGCAGAAATTCGCTACCGGCGGAAATCCCATCACCGACCTCGGAGCATACGTCGGCCTCTCTACCGACGCTAATCCGCGCTATCTGGCACGCGACTCGAACGACATGATATGGCTCGATAATGGAACCCAAGTTGGCGTGCTGGCTCCCGGCGGACCGGGCTCAGTGCTGATTCCCTTCCGCCCCGCGCAGTCGGTAAATCCATATCAATACATCGCGAACGGTGCTGACTACCAGAAGTTCTCCGCGCCGGACGGCAGTAACAATGTGACCCAGTCGAAAGTTGGCATCGCCGAGCCACAGTTCGCTCCCGACGCCGCGCCGTCCGCGATGCGGCAAGCAACTCTATCAAGCCTCTCGTGGGCTCAAGGCGGAACCGCCGGAGCGCCAGTCTCGGGGAATCGTATCGCCGCTGACACCGCTGGAACAGTGCTCCCCGACCCCGCGAATGCAATGCTGCTCAGCGCGCAAGTCGGAGCGACGGTATCCTACCAGCGCTGGATGTCCATTGCACTCACCGGCGCGGGCGGGACCGCCGGGTCACAGGGTCCACTAACCGGAGCATCCTCCGCCGATGGCCCCCTTGGCAACACCGCATGGACAGCCACAGGCTCCGGCGGCGGGCAGTGCGCGCTCACCTACAACCACTCTTCGCATCTACTTTTAATAACCAACTTCAGCTTCTCAACTATCCCCGTCGGCGCGACGATCACTGGAATCAAAGCGGAAGTCCTACGACATGCGTTTGCGTCTTCCATTGCGGATACGCAGATTCTGATTGTCAAAGGAGGCGTCGCTCAGGGAAATAATCACGCGCTTGGAGGATTCTGGCCGGGTTCGGACCAGTATGCCGTCTATGGCGGCAATGGAGACACTTGGTCAACCTACTTTACCCAGCCGGACATCAATGCCAATGCCAATTTCGGAGTGGCTGTACAGTGCAGAGACCTCCAGACAGTCGGCAGCGTCACGGCCTTCGTGACCTCCGCACGCATCACGGTCTACTATCTCTCCGGCGGCGTCTCCGGCAGCGCAACGATGGTCCGTGACGTGTTCCCTGCGCTCCCGACAGCCCTCGCGATCGCATCTATATACTATTTCTCAGGGACCATCGGGCATTGCATCATCGTACCTAACACACTCGCGTCGGGCTCCGGAGTAGCCAACTCCATCTACGCAGACAATGTGTTGTCCACGCTGCGTCGTGGCGCGCTCATCAAGATCGGCTCCGAAGTGTGCATTGTCTGGAGTGTCAGCGTCGGCCCCGATGGCTCCGTGTCGATCGAGACCTCCACTACTGTAAATCACACGACCGCCGATACCATGACCTCCCTGCCGACAATCCAGACGCTCGGGAAGATATTCGCGGGACAGGCCATCGCCGAGACGGATTTCACCTACGCTGTAACCGTCGGTATCGGGACGCAGACCGCGACGATCACAAATCCCTTCGTGACTGGCGGGAATCCCTTTCGTCCGGACGATCTCATCTCCTTCGGCATCCTCGTGGACAACTTGGCGAATCTGACGGAGCTGAAGATACTATTCGACATCGGCGATGGCTCATTCACGCAGAATTTCTATTACTACACCGTGCGCCCGTCCGACATCACCGCAGCCGTGGCCAACACGTCCACCCAACTCGCTGCCGCGCAGACCATCGACCAGCGTGCAACCATCGACGAAGAAGCCACCGCCGCGAGTGGTAATCAACTCCACTCTTCATCTAGCGCCATGACTCCTCCGGGGGCGTCGCAGTGGGCGCAGATCGTCTTCAGCATCGCGGAACTCACCCGTGTCGGCAGCGATATCACCAAATCCCTCCAGAATGTCACCAAGATTCAGTTCCTATGGAACGCCTCCGGGACGATCAACGTCGCCCACGACAACGCAGTGAATATATTCGGCGGGTATGCTGCGGATGTCGGGGATATCGGAGCGCCGTACCTGTACCGTGTGCGGCCTCGGTCGAGTGTGACCGGCGCGAGAGGGAATCCATCGCCAGCGACACGTTATGGAATAAGCCCCCGGCGGGAGCAAGTGACGGTGTACCTGCCATCCTCCGCCTACGATGCGCAGATCGACACGTGGGACATCGAGCGCTATGGCGGATCGGTGACATCGTACCGCTACGTCGGCTCCACGCCGTCGTCCAACGCCACCTTCATCGACAACTTCGACGACAATGCGGTCGGTGCAGGCGACGTGCTGGACTTCGACAACTTCGAGCCGTGGCCGTCGGTGGACGTGCCATTTAGCGTAACCGGAGCAAGTGTCGTCGGCACGACCGCGCTCGTGACAGTCCCATCGCCGACGAACATCCTGCGCTTCCTGCCGGGGAACCTGGTCCAGCTCGCCGGGCTAAACGTATATACGCTTTACAAACGCCCGGTGCTGATCTCCGGGACTACCTATCGCTTCGAGTTCGAGGAAAACGCCGGGACGCAGGCGAGCGTCACCGCTGCGATCTACGAACCTGCGATAGCTAACCAGCATCTCCCATATATGTTCGGACCGGACGTTAACGGAACGGTATTCGCCTGCGGAGACCCGCTGCGCGCTGGGAATCTGTACTTCGCCAAGAACTACGCTCCGGATTCCGCGCCGGATACTTACAACGAGGAGATCGTCCCGCCGAGCGAGCCACTGCTCGGAGGGGAAGTCGTCGATGGGCTCGCATTCGTCGCGTCGCCGGAGCGCTGGTGGGCGTTGTATCCGCAGCCGGATAATCCGTCGCAGCGGTATGCATACGTGCAGCAGCCGCTCCCGAGAGGGCTCGCCGCGCCGTACGGACATTGTACCGATGGAGTGTCTATCTACTGGTGGGCCAAGGACGGGATTCAATCGTCGTCGAAAGGATCGCTGACTGATGGAGACCTCTATAATATTTTCCCCCATGAGGGTGTATTGGGTAAGTCAGTCACCTACATGGGACAGACCGTTAATCCTCCCGACTATTCGCGTGCTGGGAGCTTCCGACTTACTTACTCTAACTACTACTTGTACGCCACTTATCAGGATTCATCTGGAACCTACCGCCAGCTAGTCCTCGATACCCGTCGCGGTGCATGGTGCGGGGATGCTTACACTCCAGTAGTGAGCGCCTTCCTGCACCCCCAGCAGCCCGCCGGAACCCTGCTGACGAACACGCTGCGCTACGACGAACTCATCATGGGAACTGTCGATGGCCGCGTTGCGGTCCAGACCGATAACACGAACGACCTCGGCGGACCGATCATCTGCACTCTGGACACTGCCGAGTTCGACGGCGGCGACTCCCGCGCGCCGAAGCAATGGGGCGACATCTTCCTCGACTCGACGCCGAACTCCGCAGTGCTGACCGTAACCGGCGTGTCTCTCGGAGCGCAGGTGATTGCGCCGATTGCCGTGCCTGCCGGAGCAGCACGGACCCGTCTCCCCCTGAGCGCCGGTGGCATCGTCGTCTCAGACTTCATGGGCCTTGCGTTCTCGTGGACCGACGACTTCACCGTACAGTCCGCGCCGACGCAGCTCCACATCTGGCATCCGTCGTTTGTCATCCAGCCCGCGTACACGCAGACTTTCTACACCTTCGGGACATCGTTCGGGCTCGACGGATTTAAACACCTGCCACGCATCCTGCTCGCATGGTCGAGTCTAGCGCCGATTACGCTTACAATTACCACCTTCGACGGACAGGACCCAGCGCCAATCACGATCCCGTCCAGCGGCGGGCAGTATCGCAAAGCTTTGTTCATGCTGAGTGCGAACAAGGGGCTGCTGTATAATTTCCAAGCGGTCTCCACTGCGAAATTCCAGATTTTCCTCGACGACAGCGAACTTCATATTGGCTCCTGGTCCAGATCAGGCCCATACAGCATCTTTCACAACTTGGGCGAGCAGGATGGAGGTCCAATCTAATGTCAGATCAATCTAAAAACTCACGTTGGTTCCCCTCGCATTCCCAACTTAAAGACCCTGAGTCGCTGGAGCGCTCGTTCCGCCAGTTGCTCAATCAGCACTACGCGCTCCAAGATAAACACGACGCACTGCTGGCTAGGGTAAACTCGATGGGGGAGTCCGGCGAGCGTGGGCCGTTCCCGGCAGGGTCGGGTCCGACGGATACTCTTCTGCTGGGATTGCATGTAGGTCCGGCAGACACGTCAACTCTGGCGAATGGCGCGACGCTCAAATACGTCAAAGCGAGCGGAAATTTCCAGTTTAGTTAGGAGGATCGGTGCCAAACTCAGTTCATCTCGACAAGCAGGGGCCAGACTGGCCGCTTGGCTTTATTAAAGTCGTCACGCCGGGGACCCCCGTGGAAGTCATGTCCAACATAGAAGCCACGTCTCCTGAGCCAAACGAGCCCGAGACTCTCAGCTCCGGCGGTGGCGACGAATACACTGTCCGGGCACAACAGATATGTTTCCAAGGGTTCAAGCCCGGCGCGACGCATGGAATGCAGAACAACGGCGGTAATGTTTATATAATGCGCGACGGCGTAGGCTCTGGTACCGGCAATCGGGATGACACCGGAGCTATGGTATTCGTTTTGGTGCCTGGAGCTACCTTGTTCCTTGCCAGCGCTCCGCTAAATCGCAACGTGTTCAGCCCCTATCGCTATTCGATTGACGCCGACAATGCCGGGGACGGAGCTTTGGTGACTCTGATTATCCAGTGAGGCCACGATGCGAAAGTTATTTATTCTAGCCACAGTGATTCTCTTCTGTGCATCAATTTCTAATGCCCAATCGAATATTAGCCCTAACCCGTCTGGCAGTAGCGGTGGTAGCATCACCCCAGGCGGTGCCGGAACTATTGTAGGTGGCACGGGAGGAGGAACGGCTCAAACGCAGATCTTAACGCCGTCTCCGGCAATCACCAGCCTTGTAACTGGAGGTAGTGTCATCTATTGTTGGCAGCCCGCCGTATCTAACAGCGGACCCGGAGCGACTCTAAACATCAGCGGTTTAGGTGCCAAGACAATCACCAAAGGACCTAGCGGCGTTCTAGCTTTAGTTGCTAACGACATCTTTCTCGGGGCCACCGCTTGCGCTACCTACGATGGCACCGAGTTCCAATTACAGAATCCCCAAGCAGGGATCGGAGCATTGACCTCGACCACGAACTATGGAACGGCAGCGCAAGCGCTGAATCTCTATGTATCCAACGGATGCACGAATGGACCGCCGCCATCTTGTACGGGGAACTTCGAAGGCTGGCTAGCACAGCCCTCCCTAGCTGCGTCGCTTCAATGGTTAATGCCTCCTTTAGATGCTCCCACTGCTTATGGTGCCATGGTTAGTGATGCTGCTCAGCACGTATTCTTTAATCCCGACCCCGCTCGCATCATAAACGCTGATTGGACCTGTGGTACAGGCGGCACCAACACATCCTGCACGACCGCGCAAACAATTAGCACGCTGACCTTTACTCTGCCCCTTCTCGCGAGAAGCTGGACGATAGACTGTAACGGAGTCGTGGGGCAGGCCACAGGCGCAACCGCGAACTCTTGGAACATTCAAACGGCCACGAACGGAGCGACTAACTTGACCGCCAGCTATTCGATGAACACGGCAGCAACCGCTATGACGGGCGGCGCGACAACTGACGTAGCCTCGACTACGACGACGCAGGTTATTGGCCCGACTTGGACACTCGGAAGCACGGGCACGAAGATGCCCTTTCACATCTGGGCGACAGTGGAAGGCGCTTCGGCGTCGGGCACGGTAGTCAACATTCAACTGGTTGCGCCGACCGTAGCTGATCTCGTGACGATCTATCGGGGGTCAACGTGTACCGCGTACTAAGGCTCGCGCTTTTTATGAGCTGCTTGTGCTGTACGGCCCAAGCCAATGTGTACTTCGATAACTTTCAAAGAGCGAATGGAACGCTCGGATCGAATTGGACCGTAACGAACGGTAGCTGGCTGATTGTCAGTAATACGGCCCAAGCGAATACGCCTACCACCTACAATTTGGCCTATTGGGCTACTAACACAGTATCGAATGACCAATCAGCAATGGTCACACTTACCGCCTTAGTGGCTGGTACCTATATAGGTCCAGCGGTTCGTTTGCAGTCTGGTTCAGGAAGCGGATACGTCTGCATATCTGATCTGAGCGGTAACACATTTATCCAGAAAATTGTTAGCGGCGCGGCAACAACTCTTTCTACCGGAGCTACTTCGGCAGTCGGTCATACTTTGGAATTGCGCATAATAGGTACGACGCTCTCTTGCTACGATAACGGATCGCTTGTCTTATCGACCACAGATCCCACATATTCCTCCGGCAGCATCGGAATAGCTGAATACAACAATGGCGGTTCTTCTCTTACTCCTTGGACTGGACAGGATAGGAGTGCGACTGGAAGTGGCGGTCAGTTCATCAGCGCTCCAATGCTGCCAGCACTGACGCCGAATGTGGCCTACCCGCCAGATACCGGCTACACGCTCACTCCAGTAACGAGTGCCGCAAACCTGCAAACCGCGATTGCGAACGCTGCCTGTGGTACGAAATTGAATCTAGCCCACAACGGCACCTTTACCACGGCAACTCCTTGGACCCTCCCAGCCCTCGATGTGGGAAGCAATGCGTGTGCGTGCCATACCGATCCGACGAAGTACAGGATCATTCAGGGCGATCAGTTTGAAGCGAACTACACGCCCGGTGTCCGGGTAGACCCGTCAGCGCAGTACGCTCAGTTTCCCCACTTATCGAGCAGCGACGCGAATAGCACCTTCACGGCAAACGCGAACGGATCAAGCTGCTGGGGATTCGCGGGCCTAGACGTTACCGAGACGACCAACAACGCTCAGGACGTGTTCGGGATAAACGATCTTGATAACCAGACGCAAGCTAATCTTTCACATGACTTCGCTTGGTGGGGAGATTACGTCCACGGGCAACCCACGCTCAATATCAAGCGCGGCCTAGCTCTTAACGGTGCGACCGAAAGTATCGTAGATAGCTATCTCGCTGAATTTCACTACGTTGGCATAGACTCCAATGCAATCGTTGGCTGGGATGGAACCGGACCGATTTATGTAAATAATAACTTTCTGGAGGGAGCCACAGAAAATTTCCTTCTAGGCGGTGCCCAGCCACTTCTGCCCGTTCAAACTTGCGATGTCACTTTCACCGGCAATCATTCGTGGAAACCTCTATCGTGGCGACCGCTCAGCCCCACCTATGCCGGTATAAATTGGAACCACAAGAACGCCTTTGAACTTAAAGAGGGCTGCCGCATCTTGGTTTCCAGAAACGTCCTTGAGTACGCTTGGTCAGCCAATCAGGACGGGACACTCTTCTTAATAAATTCAGGGTCGGCTGGCGGCATTGATCCACAGGGTTACTTGCAGGATGTGACGGTTACGAGCAACGTCATACGCAATGGTGCGTTCGCCCTGGCTTTCGGTGCGATCGGCGACACTCTCTATCAGAACAATCACAGGCTTAGCTTCTCTAATAATCTTTGGTACAACCTGGACGGTTATGCATGGGGGTCCAACTTATCATGCTGCAAAGAGTCAATCCTGATAGGCGGGAAAGCTGCTGGTACGATTTTCGCCATGTCGGATATCTCGCAGAACCATGAAACCTTTGCAGAAACGACCGCAGCCCAGACCTCTAATTCAGAGTCTGCGGGCATCACGTACGCCAATGTTCCGAATGTTGACTATCACTACGGACTACAGTCCTCCAATTCGATCATCCCTCGTGGTTTTAATGGTGCCTTTACGGGTGTCAGCGTCAGCCCCGGAGACCCAGTAGTTGCGGCTTATGCTCCTGGTTTAATAGCAAACAACGATTGTATCTACGGAGCCAACAATCAGGGCGAGACCTATAACAACGCGGCATTCACTGGGAAGCAGCTTATCCTAAGCGGCCTGAGCGGAGTATTTGTGGCCCCCGGCAGCGACTATCACGTGGCTGCTAGTAGTGCATGTCATCTTGCGGGCTCGGATGGCTTGGACATGGGCGCAAATGTGACGAACACGCTGGCGGTCACCGCCAATGTCGTACAGACCCTTGCAAATGTTCACACGGTCACGAATGTCAGCCCCTCAACTTTCACGCACACAGGTGGCACCTCTGTAACGATAACAGGAAGTAATTTCGTCGTGAATGGCGGAACTGGCGAGAGCGGCCTGGGCGTCATCTTTGGCGGAGCAGGTCCAACTTCTACGATCAGCACAGTAACCTGCACCGTGAACACTTGCACGGTCGTGATGAGCACGCCGATTTCACTTCAAGTGAACGACACAGTCAGCATCCCTGACGCCGCAGGAGCATTCAATAATCAAGGCCAATTTGCTGTGGCGTCGGTCACGGATACGACTCACTTTACCTACACCGATACTGGAGTGGGTACACAATCTTGGTCGGGAGGAACAGCAAACCGAGTCACTCCCGGCAATGCCTGTACCTCCGTTTCGGTCGTAAGCTCAACCAGCATCACGTGTACGACGCCAGCGGCATCGGGAACAGTGACCACGGGGCCGGTGAGTGTGTTCGTGAGTCAGTTCGGAATTCCGGTGCAGAGTGCGGTGTTTGGGAATTACAACTGATGCCGAATAATCCCACGCCGACGATCGGACTGACACCTCCCACAGTAGGCTCCGACATCAACCAATGGGGCGCAGAGCTGAACGCCGACCTCGCGCTGATCGACAAGTTGCTCGGCTCGGCGGATGTCCAAGTCATCAACTCCAACACAATCCTGAGCCTAGTCCGCCCGTTGACCATTTTAATCATCACCACCGGCGCACTTGGAGTGACTATCACCCTTCCCTCCCCGCTCGCAGGGCAATCACGCATCGTACTGGCCAAGAAGATCGACTTGGGGATTGGCTCAGCGACGTTCGTCCCGGCATCCGGGCAGATCGAAGGCGGAGCGAACTATACGATAGACAACTATCTCCAGACGGCGATCTTCGTCCCGGATTCGGCAAACTGGTGGGAGTTCACGGGGACATAGAATATGCGTAAACTGCCGCTATTAATCGCATTGTCGGCGCTCACGAGCGTCTCAGCCTCAGCGCAGCAGCGCCGCTTCTCGCTGATCGTCTCCGAGTCTGAGCCATTACCCAACTGCACCCCCGGTGGTCCCAACATACAGATGCCTCTCGTGTGGGATATTACCGCCGCGTCGTTCAAATTCTGCTCGGGGACGAACTCGTGGAGCATCCTGGCAGGCGGGGGCGGCGGCGGTGGCGGGCCTATTGTTCAGACCAACGGAGTCACCAACGTCACTCAGACCACGCTCAACTTCCAGAATTCCGGTGTGTTCAGTTGGACTAACCCTTCCGGCGGCAACGAGCAGGTGAACTTCTCGACGCAGTCCGCGAACTGTTTCATCGCCGCGCCGAACGGCATCGGAGGCATTCCCACGTGCCGTCTGATGGTAGCGGGGGATGTCCCTGCCGGGACCACTTGCTCCACGCACTTCTACGCCACAGGATTGCTTGCAGGGCTGATCCCAGTGTGCGTACAGCCATCGTTCAGCGATCTGTTGGGGACAATCGCGCTTGGACAAACAGCGCTGACTACCAACGGAGATCTGCTCTCGGTGACCGGCGGAGCGCTCGCACGGATCGCCTCCGCAGGCGGGCAGGACTTCCTGTTGCAAGGCGCGAACGCAGCCGTCCCCGTGTGGCTCGCAGTAAACAACTGCGGCAGTGGAAATCAAGCGCTCAGCTACTCCACCGGAACGCACTCGTTCGGCTGTCAGACAATCACCGTCGGCTCGGGGACGATCAATAGTTCAGCTCAGTATAGTGGCGTGTATTATTCAGCGGCGGGGACCACGAACACGCTTAGCGGAATCGCCGCGCCAACCACGCCAAGTGTCCCATTCCTGTGGTGCTCCACTCCCAGCGGGGGCGTTGCTACCGCGCCAGCATGGTGCGAGCCGGGCGTTCCAATCAACGCACAGACCGCAGCGAGTTATACGGTGCTGAATGTAGACCGCGAGAATGTGGATACCATGAGCAATTCAGGCGCGGTTTCGGTCACGCTGCCGCAGGCCGGGTCGGCGGGATTCACCAACAATTTCAACTTCGCGCTGGCGAATATCAACACCGGGCTCGTGACGATCACTCCGACAACCTCGACGATCAACGGGAACGCCACGCAGATCGTGCCGAATCACTGGCTTAGCTATATCTATAGTGACAACGTGAATTATCGCGCGGTGACGCTCCCGGACATCGCGGCGTTCCCGAGCTGTAGCTCTACAACCAGCGCGCTTCAGTTTAATTCCGCTACGGGAGCATTCACCTGCAACACCGGAGTCGGGCTGGACACAGCGGGAACCACCATCCAGCTCAGGGACGAGTTCATAGCCCATCTTCCGAATACGACGGGCGAAGTGGGCGACCTTGGATGGAATCTAGGCGCGTCCGGAAGCGCGACCAACGCACAGATCGCGGGCGTGTACCCTCACGTCGGGATCAACCAGTTGGCCAGCGGCGCGACGGCGTCGAGCTTGATAGACATCCGGCTTTCCTCGGCGGCGAATATCGGCTCGATCGGCGCTGTCGGCGGAAATACCGGCTGGACGATGACCTTCATTTTCAAGCTCGGTCAGACTACGAATAACCGTACCTATATAGGTACTTCGGATGCAGCGAATGGCGTCTCGCAGATCGCCAATGGCTTCTATCTGCGGTACGACACGAACGCTGGGATAGCCGACGCGGCCTTCAAGGTTGTCACGTGCGCCGCGAGCACCTGCACGACAGGCGGCACGACCTACACCGTCGATACGAACTGGCACCTGCTGTCGATTACGTGCCTCGTCTCGGGACAGATCACATTCACTCTGGATGCCAACGCGCCGCAGACGCTGACTACCAACGTCGCGACCAGCACTCAGGTGTATCCATTCATCACGGAAGGGAACGATGTCACGGCGTCAAACTCGTTCCTGAACGTGGACCTGTTCTCCTTTGTCGCTACCGGCCTGACAAGATTCCCATGAGGCGATTAGGCTCGATTCTGTCGCTGTTTATAATCTCCTGCGTCCCCGCGATGGCCCAGAACTGGTCCGGGGTAATCTCCCCCAGCCGCGCGATCGACTGGGCCGGTGCGGGAGTCGTCGGCGGCATTCCCGATGCAACCTGGACGCAATCCGGTTCGACAATCACCGGCTACGGAACAGTCGGAACACCGGCATCGGCGGCGACTATAAACACCGCCATCGCCGCGTGCGGCACCAATCATTACGTACACCTAACCGGAACATTTGTCCTGAACACGAGGATAGACTTCGCGGGGAACTCCAACTGCGTCCTGCGCGGCGACGGGGCGGATCAGACTATCATTCGATTCACTGCCGGACCTGGGTCGGGAGGTTGTTTTGGACTTGGCGGAGGAATCTGCATCTTCAATGGAGATAACTTTGAAATGCACGACGGCTTGCCGAACACGGCGAACTGGACGGCGGGCTACGCGAAGGGCGCAACTTCGATTACCCTCTCCAGCACGACGAACCTCCAGGTAGGCTCCCTGTTGGCTGTATGGCAAGCCGACCCCGGAAGCGATCCCGGACAGGCGATATGGAATTGCCAGAATCACGGAGTCCTCGGCGACTGCTCACAGCAAGGCGGTCTGAGCGGCCCAGTCGGGAATAGCCAAGTTCAAATCGTGACGGTGACTTCGATTCCCGGCGGCGGGGCGGGTGGAGCGGTAGGGATTGCTCCTGGACTATATTCTCCTATCTGGTCGGCTGCGTCCACGCCGCAAGCGGGCTGGGTAAGCCATCTTCCCATAGTTGACGACGGCATTGAGAATCTGACGCTCGATGCCAGCCTGACGACGGATGGCCCCGGAGGCACGCTGATATTTTTCGCTTGGGCTGAGAACTGCTGGGTCACTGGAGTCAGAACCATCAACCAAGGCGCTCCATCGTACCAGAACAGCATCTGGACTTACCAGACAGCCCATCTCACCTTCCAGAATAACTACATCTACGGGTCGAATGGAACAAGCGCCAGTTATGGTATCGAGGTAGGATGGCCGTCCTTCGACGTTTTGGTGGCCAACAACATATTCCAGCATACTGCATCGCCTGAGATGATAACAGGCGGCGCTGGGAACGTGTTCATCTATAACTTCGCGACTGACAATTTCTATACCGCCAACAACACCGCGCCCGCCTGGGAGCAATCGGACTCTTACGCGGATCACCAGGATGGGTCGTACTTTAACCTATTCGAGGGGAATGTCGGAGCGAAGCTCGCTGGTGACGATATCCACGGCACGGGCTGGATGACCACCGGATTTCGCAATTACTGGGCTGGCAGGGATGGGCCGTTTAAGACTCAAAGCACGATGGTCGCGGATATCGAGGCGGGGAATCGCTATTACAATCTGATCGGCAACGTGCTCGGCGAGACTGGTTACCATACGACTTACAAGGATATTCCCTCCTCGAATGTGGATAACACGGGATGTGGGTCCACCGGGCCGCTTTCCATCTACGCTCTGGGATGGGCGGGTAGCCAAGCCTGTAACTTCAGCACTGTTTACAACGACCTGAACACTGCGCCCACGATGTATTTTTGGGGAAACTACGACACGGTGACCGCCGCTATCAGATGGTGCGGCAATTCGAGCGATCCTGGATGGTCTACGACTTGCGCCAGCACCTCCGAAGTCCCCACCGGGCTATCATCTTTCGCTCAGACCGTCCCAGCGAACACCACGCTCCCAACATCGTTTTATTATTCATCGAAGCCCTTCTGGTACAACGATGGGATAGGACACACGACGATTCCCTTCCCGGCGATCGGGCCGGACGTGAGCGGGTCTGGTCCGGGTAATCACGTCAATGTGAACCCGGCACAGGCGTGCTTCAAGAATATCGGCGCTGACCTGAACTATGCCAGCTTCCAAGGCATCAATTCGATTACCGAGAGCGGCACGACAGCGACAATAACTCTAAGCGGAGCGGCTCCGGCGGCGTTCGTTCAATATGGGTCTTTCTGGATCAGCGGTTCGACCGTGGCGGGATACAACAGGCTGTGGCAGATAGCCACGGTGTCGGGATCGACGATTACCTTCACCGCCACCGCCGGGCTAGGGAATGAATCGAGCGGGCAGGTGTTTGCGAATTTTGTAAAAGCCTTCAATGCGAACACGTGCTACAGCGTTCCGGTTCCCGCGCACACGCCCCACTACCCGCACATCTCGGATATGAGTGCATGGTACGGAGCGGTGAGTTTGGAGCTGGTCGGCAACCGAGCCGGGATTTGTAATTGGGGAAGCAATCTCTTTGACTATCTGGTGTCCTACAATGCCAACGGTGGGGCTTTTTGCGAGAATATAAACGGTAAAGTCTATATCGTGCTCTACATCGAAGGTTCCGATGTCACTGCGAATCCCAACGTGGCTAACCATATCGCGGATTTCTACAACCTTCAGGAGTTTGCCGTCGCGAACGGCTTCGTGATGGAGCAAATGCTCATCCATCAGAGCCAAGACTATAATCACAACATCTGGACTCAGCGGGATAAGTTCGACGTGTTCGACAACGGGAGCGGGGTTTTTACTTCAGTCAGCGGAGTGTTCACCGACGTGACGACCAACAGCTATTCCGGGGGATCGACGGCCATTTCAGATACGCTGTACGTAGGCTACATGGAGCCGTTCGATCAGATGAATTTCGTGATCGCCACGGCGCGCGTAGGCGGCTCGGTCACATGGCAATACTGGAATGGGTCGGCATGGTCCACGCTGACACTACACACGGACGGGACCTCCGGCCTCACAGCAACAGGCCAAGCCTATTTCTACCCCCCATCCGATTGGGCACAGACCTCGGTGAACAATTCCAAGACAAAATTCTGGGTCCGCGCCGTGGTGAGCGGCCAATCGACCAGTCCAATCTATACGACGGTTAAGGGAGACACGCAACTCACCGGAGGGCTCAATCGAGGCTGGGCTGTGGCGCAGTCCGCTTGCCCCGGCAACGCGCCGAACGGAACTTCGTGCTTCATCAATGCCGGGCGGCTACTCTACAACGCGAATCCGCCAGCAGGGCAGACCGCGCGCTTCCTACAGCAGGGCCGCTCGGCCAATTTCAACAATAGCTACACCCTGATGAACCCGAGCGACATCCAGCTCGGCGTCAGAACAATGGCACCGTGGCTGGAGACGTTCCTGACCGGCACTCCCGAGGGCGTGATGTTCGACGACGCGCCGAACTGGCCCACCGACGACCGGCTCGCCAACATGATCGAGATTTCGACCGACGCGAACTGGGTCACTAACAAGAACGCCGTCTTTACAAGAATCGCGGGCGACTGGCACAGCATGTTTGGCGTTCACTTCCTGGTAGGCGGAAACGCGCAGACACACGTCGCGGTGTGCTACGTGCTAGATTGGTGCTACGCGGAGAGCACTCTGTACACGTCATACGCGCCGCAGCAGGAGGAGCCGAACAGCTTTGACTATACCGTAAACGGCTCTACTACTTACGACGCGATGCTCACGGCGAATAATGCGACGAACATCCCGGCTTCGGAGATGTGCTACGACTGGCCGAACAGTGGAAGCAACAGTTATGTCGGCAGTCTTGGAAACACTGGAGTCTACAACACCGGAACTCACTACTGGGATCGCGGGCAGCGCGGACCGATGACCTGCCTCGCGCAGCATTATCTCGCGGGGAATCCAAACACGGGGTTCGCCTACCATAATCAGGGATCGTTCATTTACGATCTGACCGATGAAGTCTACGTCTATGGACCGGCGACCACAATCACGTCGAATATCACTCAGGGCATGGCCCCAGGCACGATCACGATAGCGAGCGCCGCCGGTTGCACCCCATTCGACTACAACACTTTCGGCTATCTGCGAGTAGGAACCACTTCTACGGGGGATACGTTCTACGGCACGATCAGCGGGACTACATTCACCACCACCACCACTGCGGCGAACTCCTATTCGTCCGGCAACGAAGCTCACTGTGTACAATCAATGCATCAGGCCCAAGGCGCTACGCCCTCGGTGGCCAGCGTGTTCCTCTGGGCGACATGGTTCCCCGCGATGGCGGTGGACGTGGGCATCCCTAATACAGGCGGGTTGAGCAGTGGGGCGCGGGTGATGCCGTGGAAGACAGGCGGCACTCCCGATTATATCTCAGGGCTGGCTCACAGCGATTGCGACAACGTGTCAGAGACGGGTGACTTCGCCGGGCGCTGCGCGAATCTGCATCGCCGCGACTATACGAAGGCGATCATCCTGTACCGCGACAAGAAATTCCCGACGAAGAACGTGGAGCTGGACACGTATTCGCAGCCGATTGCCCTCGGTGGAATCTATTATCCCTTGCTCGCAGACGGCACCACCAGCGCGGGAGTCTCGACGATTCAGTTGCGAGGCAGCGAGGGCGCGATTCTGATGCTGGGTCCGATAGGCGGAGGAGCGCCGGGTGCGCCGAGTGGGAAGCTGCCGTGAGCGAGGTGCGATATCGCTGGATAGACGGAATTGCATGTGAAGAGTCCGATTGGGAAATGATTGAAAGCATCCTAGAAGTACGTGGATATTGGAGCCTAAATCGAGTCACCTCGCGAATTCTTCTAGCAGAGGATGATGAAGGTATCGTCGGTATACACTGCTTCCAATTACTGCCTTACACCGGACCCTTGTGGCTTAGGCCATCCGCGCGCGGCAAAGGTGTGGCAGAGAAACTAGCTGATGATATGCTTGACTTTCTCAAAGAGGCACAAGTACGTGGATTCTTGGTTATCGCGGACAGTCCTCACAGTGCTAAGCTATGCCGGGAGCGAGGCATGACGGAACTCAAGTCGCCGGTATTCGTGATGGGCGGGGAGGGGTAGCCGTGGGAGGATTCCTCGGGATCGGCCAGTCGAAGGGCGAGAAGCAGGGCATGGGCCAACTCTCGAATGTCTTCAACTTCGCCCTCCCGCTAGCGCAGCAGCAGTCCGGCGCGGGGCAGAAGACTACCGCGTCTGGACTCGACACGACCAAGGCCGGGCTGAGCACGCTCGGCGGACCCTTAGCATATTGGCAGAAGCTGATGAGCGGCAACCGCGCGGCGATGAACCAAGCGGTGGCTCCAGAGGCGAATGCCGCGAGGTCCGCGTCGGATGCAACGGCTCGGCAGACCGCTGCGACCGGGACAGCGCGGGGCGGCGGGACGGCGGGGACGAGCCAGCAGCGGCAGACGGATTTGAACGCACAGATCGACAATCTACTTTTCGGCGTGAGGCCGGAGGCAGCGAAGCAGACTGCTGATATTGGGAAGACTCAGGCGGACATTGGGCTGGACACGGCGCAGATTGGTAATCAGCAGTTGCAGCAGGCACTCGCAGCGCTCGGGATTGGAACACAGGCTGGCGGCGCGACGACCAGCGCAGCGCTGAACAAGGAACAGATGGGCACCGATGTATTCAATAACGCTGTGAGGGCGCTGATCTAATGGGTCTACTTACTGAGTGGTTACTGGACCGCTCCCGTGCCAACCGAGCGAAGCAGGACAAGCTCAACGAGACGCAGGCGCAGGTGTACCTAGAGGCGATCAAGTCCGGAAGACTCGCAGGGAATCCAGAAGCGCTGGACTACGCCAATCAGCAGGTCGAGAAGCTGCTCGGGACCAAGGGCAAGGGACAGAAGGGCGGCGCGGGAGGGCCGAGCGACTCGAAGAGTTTGTTCCAGAGGTTCGGACAGATTGTACACGCGCTACATGGACATGGACAGCAACCACAGGGACAGCAACAGATGGGCAGCGTAGGTCCGCCGCCGTCGGCAGGTCCGGTAGAAGGCGACGAGACTGCACCCACTGCAAAGACTGCCACTAGTCCGATACCGCCGCCACCGTCATTCTCCTCGATAGCGTCGCAGGCGTTCCCCTCGCCAGCCACGAAGGAATCCGAGTACGAGACGCAGAAGTCGTTCGACGTGGGGCAGGATATTCGTAAGGAGCAAGCGAAGGCTGAGGCTGAAAAGAACGCTAAGATTGCCGAGGAACAGAATAAGCCAACGCCGCCGCCTAAAGCATCCGCAGCTCCCAAGGTGAACTACGATCAGGGCGTGCCGGTGTCGATCTCCCGCGACGGGAAGACTCTGGTGGCGGGGTCTCCCGAGATGACCGACGACGACAAGGCGTTGTTTAAGTCGGCCAATGATGCTTATGAGAAGGGTCAGAAGGACAAGGCTGCCCTGTCCGCGAAACGCCAATCGTACTTCGGCAGTCTCCCACAGGGCGTGCTGCTCAAGCGGCCCGTATCCGCTAGCGATGCTAGGGCTATGGGAATGAAAGGTGTAACGCACGACCTACAAGCTGGTGAGTTAGGGTTCGCCCCGCGAGATGTGGCTGCTCAACATGGCGATTTATTTGCCAATCCGCCCCAAGGCGACCAGGCGCTTCAAGCTAACGCACGCACCGGAGAGATTCAGCAGACTGTGGACTTCTTGAACGACGCGATCGACAAATTGCCGGATACTGCGTGGGACAACGAGAGCCTCGCACAGGTCGCTTACGTGCTACGGTCGCCCGATCCTCGTTCGGCTATGGATACATTCTTTAAGTCGGAAGCGTCCAAGAGTCTATCTGAAGCACAGATGAATTATATTACCGCGCTGGTCTCGATGACTGAGTCCGCTCAGGCGATGACATCTATTCAGGGTATCGGACAGCGTGGATCGGATAAGCTGCGGGCTACGATTAGCGCAATGTTGCCCAGTGGAGCGACACCTACCCGTGCGTGGGCGCAGAGGCAGATGAAGTTGTTCCAAGCGGAATTGAGTCAGTTGCGGAAAGGCATACCGTCTCTCGGGGGACTCACCGGCGGTGGGAATTTCAAGAGTAATCCTCCACCAACCGCTCCCGGAGCGCCGCCACGCGATGCTCCTGGATATTTAGAATATTTGAGGAATAAGAAGGCCGCGAATGCCTCCAACACCACCGCCCCGTAACGATCAGATGACTCCGGGCGAGACGGTCTCGCTCACGCCAGGTCCGGACCCTAACGAGCGAATCAAGGCGACGAGTGGAACTCCGACGATAGATGCTTCGGAGCTTGTCGATGACGATTACTTTAAGAAGCTCCCCCTGAACGAGAAGCATAAAGTGCTGGTGATGGACCCTCACTATAAGGGGATGGACCCGAAGGAGCAAGCGAAGTTCCTGAATCTAGTCCACTACGGTCCAGAAGGCACGCAACACGAGCGGCAGGAGCGCGCCAAGGCTGCGACAGCGAAGGGAGTCGTCAAGGATATCAGCTACGCGCTTCCTGTGGCTGGAGGGATCGCAGGCGCAGCTACCGGCAGTGCGGTGCCTGTGTTTGGAACGGTTGCAGGCGGAGGGCTAGGGACCGCTGCGGGTGAGTCGGCGCGGCAAGCGTTTATGCATGGCTTATTCCCAGAGG